ATGCTCTGTAATATTATCTTCTTCATAATCCATAACAAAGTTATGTACGGTATCACGTATGTCTTCATGCGTTTCCATCAGGGGTATTGTGCAAGCCACCATCTTAGTCAGGTGCAGTATCTGATAGTAGTCATCGTCTGACATGTTCTTATCGTCATTCGTAATGATGGCTACATCAATCTCGCCTGTCCATTCATTTGTTTCATCTGACTGTGGGCGAATACGTATTAGGAAATCATTGTCCTTGATGTGTCTGTCTGTGTTATCTGTCATAGCTAACTCCTTTGCTTTTTAGTTCCAGTAAACTTGATAAACTTGGGATGCCTATTCTTCCCTTTCTCCTTCAGCCAATCTTCAGGAATGATGCGGTCATAGTACAAGAAACCATACTTGATACACCATTCAGCGTAGTTTGACTTAGCACCCTTTCGCAACTTGCGTCTGCTATTCTCAAACACAAACCGTAAATCTAATGTGGGATGCTGCCGCTTAATTGCAAGGTGCTTACGCCTATCAGCGGCTGTAAACATCCCCTTAGATTCAATGATAATGCCGTTGTTCAATATGAAGTCTGGTGTATAGGTGCGGTAGGCTAAGTCTTCCCACTCAATCTTGAGTGATTCGTAGTCATACTTAGCTTTCAGGTTGTTAAGATACTCCGATATCTTTAACTCCAGCCCACTCCTATACCCATACTTACGTGCGGCTCTAAAGGCTTTATGATTGTGTACTGCCATCGTTTTTCAACTCCACATAGTTCACAATCTTTGGGTCTTTAGCTTTTGACATTACAGAAGGTCTTTCCATCAGGTTAGGCCAACAAGCATTTCTGTATGAACAGAATCCACACTCCACGCCCAGTACCTTATTACCTGTAGGCTTACCTCTGAATGTCTCTTCGACAGGTTCAAAGCAACGCTGCACTTCATCTTTCTCAAGAGCAAGTTTAGCTATCTTAGCTTTGTCTATCTCCGCATCAATGTCAATACCAGTGGCAGGTACATACTTAAAATCGCCATTGGCTTTATTGACAACCCACCAACCCCCAGCACGTTTGCCAGATGCTTTAGCGTAACCAGCAAGCTGACCTACGTAACCAAAGGGGTCACTGTCTTTTAATGTATCAAAGGAAACAAACTTGTTACGGTATGACCAATCTGATGCCGACTTAATATCGTCAACAGCACCATCAATAACAATATCGTATGTTCCATTAATAGTGGTGTCATTGAGTTCCAGTGATACTTTATCTGAGTCTTCATATTTAACTCCTGCTTCTACCAACAAGCCCTTGAACACTGCTTCAACGATGTCGCCTAGCATCATGTTAATCATAAAGGTTGTTGGCTTTGGTAGTGCCTTGTCAGGGTGGTTCTTCTCAAACCATAACTGACACGGTGGTCTACCTATGTTGGACATACGAAGAGTAAACTCGTCACGCTTACTCCCCCCACCAAACTGACGCTGCAATGCATCCGCTATGTCACTGGCTACTTGGTCTATTGTCTTCTTAGACATTTGTGTTTTGCCCTTGACCGCATCTTCCAGATACTGATGCAACGACAGTTCAGCAGGATGGTTCATTACGCTACCTCTTCTTCAACTTCAATATCGACTACACCTTCAATGTCAATACCGTCTAAGTCTTCATCATGTTTACTGATAGCTTTCTCTGCATAAGCATTGATGATGTAGGTATTGTAATTCTCTACCCATGACATGAAGTCAGCAAACACTGAATGCTCATTGTCTCCAAGGTCAAGTGTCTTGGTAACATCAAGTGATACGACAGGCAGGAAGAAGCTATTACCGTTAGGCAGTTTGCGTTCCTCTGTATTGCCAAGCACATGATGCTGTACAGGTAGTCGTTTCATTTTGCCTAGCTTGTTGAAGATAGTGCCTACATCCTTGAATGCATCACGGTTCTCAATCTCCCAGATGAATGCAGTCTCACCTACCTCAACAGGATTACCCTGTGCATCAGTAGGATTGATTAACTCAACTGTGCCAAGCATTACACGAACACGTTTAATCTGCTTGATTAGTTCTTGTGTCTTCTCAGGCAGTGACTTAAAGTCTTCTATGTAACCCGCAGGTTTGCCACAGTTGAAGCCGCCATCATTGTCCTTGAGGTCAATGTTGAGGTTGTCAGCCATGACTGTCTTCACGTAACGATTAGGAACATTACCATGCCCCTTGATGAAACGCTTGTACATGAAGCGTTGCAAGTATGGGCGAAGATTTACTGACTGTGCGTAGTAAGTCGGACCGTCAGGAATCTCCAGCTTGTATGTGCCAGCAGGAACTACTTCCATGTTGACGCTCTTGCCGTTGACATCGGCAGTACCCATGATAGCAGAGTGATTGAGGCGTAGTCGTGCCAGTGTGCTAGACTGCTTCTTTGCATTAGCATCCGCTGACATGCCCATTGCCTTTGCCATCTCTGCAAAGTTGTTAGTGTCAATTGTTGTGATTGATGTTGTCATATTTGTATACTCCTTATATCAGTGTCAAAGAACCATAGTTATATCAGGCTACGTCTTTCGTGTCAAGCCAATTATAACCAATTTTTGCTTCAAGTAATAGTGGCACGTTAAACTGTACGCCCCACCTCATTACTATTAGGTTTGGTAAATCGTCATTAGTCTTGTTGATGATATCAATTACACTCCTTTCCTCATCTGGATGAACATCAATGACGATACTGTCGTGAACACTATTTACCACACATGATTGCATACCGTCAAGTAATTTATCTATGTGTAATAGTGCCACAGGTACGATGTCTGCTGTGGCGAATGACTGCACAGGATAATTCTTTATCTGTGTAAAGTGTGACACCCTGCCACGGACATTACGTTTTACATCAGGAAATGAGAACTCACGCCCTGATGGGGTTGTTATCTTACGAGTGTTTATAGCTTCCGAAGCCAGTCGGGTGTGCCAATCTGCGACTCCTTGGTATTTGTCGTTGAAGTGTTCGTAGTATGCTGCTTCTGCCTTCGTTCTTCCAAAGCCTGTCGCTCCATATAACGGTGCGAACGTATGCGCTTTCGCATCCTGCCTACTCGTAGGTTGACCAGCGGTACTAATAACTTCAGCGGTGTACGCATGTACATCAAATCCAGTAGATACTTCTTCAATAGCAACTCCATCTTGTGATAAGAATGCGGCAGCACGAAACTCAAGCTGTGCAAAGTCAGCTTCCATTACCTTGCCACCCTCGAAACGAGACACGAACACCTTCTTCACAGGGAACGTACCACCACGTGGCATGTTCTGCATGTTAGGGTCTGCCCCACTAAACCTGCCTGTTGCGGTACGGTGCTGTAACAAACGTACATGCAGCTTACCATCAGGCTTGGTATGGGTTTGTATGCCATCAACGAATGACGACAGATAGGTTTCTACGGCTGACAGCCTACGCACTTTGGACAGGAAGTCCACTGCATCTGTCATGCCTTGTGACTTGGCTGATGCCTCAAGCAACTCAATGTTGCCCTTGCTTGTACTAAAGCCATTGGCACTAGCCCACTTAGCTGACGGTGGCTTGAACTTTAACCCTGCGACTTGAGTAGTAGGATTAAACACATAGCCAATAGCGTCACAATCAGTACATCTGTTTGCGTTAGCATATAAACTTCCATCTTTCCTCACCTTTCTAATTCTACCAGCACCATTGCAGGTAGAGCATTGAACAGCCTTAGTCTTGTACATACGTTCTGTGCAACCTGCAATCAGGCTACGAAACTCTGCATCACCCATGTAAGGGTCAATGGTACTGCCCCAATAGGGTTTGTCCAGCACCTTACGGCTGTATATCACCCAAGACAATTGCTCTGGGCTGTTAAGATTGATAGGTGTGTCACCCATCAGGTTACGAACATGCTGTTGCAGTTCAACCTGTAAGGTATCACGCTCCTGTTCAAACTGAGTACGCACATCGTTGAGTGCTGTCATGTCAACAGCAAAGCCACGCTGATAGATACGTGCCAGACACACAGCTACCTGATTAGTCAGGTCAACAGTACCAATCAAGCCACCATCGTCCTTTGTATTCAGACGATACATCAGCTTGTCAGCAAGTTGCTGTGTGGCATGAAGGTCAGCAGATAGATAGTGTGACAACTCGTCATGCGGTATGTCACGAACACTGTACCCCTTCTTGAAGTACTCCTTCAATGTGTCCTGCTTCTGCGTGTCCAACTGATAGCGTTCAGCACAAGCCTCAAGTGATAGTGGCTCTTTCTGTCCACGCTGTAAGACGTACTCAGCAAGCATTGTGTCAAAGACAGGTCCATCATACGTGAACCCACTCTCCCACAGCCACAGCAAGTCGTGTGCGGCATTGTGGCATATCAGAACGGTAGCCTTATCCAAATGCTCCTGCACAACCTTGTGACCATTGGTACTTGGCACACACTCACTGTGGTCAAAGGTGATACTGAACTCCTCACCTTGGTCAGTAAGCATACCCACCATCACCAGTGTATTGTCTGGCTCAAAGGGGTCAAGGTGCATCTTCTTGTCATGCTTTGTGACCGTGTTCTCTACATCAAGTGTTAGCTTCATCCTTCGTACCTCGCTGTCAAATAGTCTAGGTTACAGTTTACCATACCGTGATAGCCATTCAACTTGTTCTTCACGATGTTGACATGACGTAGTGGGCTTTCTTCTTCCTGCCCTTCCACAGATGCGGCTTTACCAATCAGCAACATCAGGTCAGCTTCTGCCGCCTTACCTGTTCGGCTACCCTGCATCATGCTCTGGTTGAGTGTGGTGCGTCCTTCTGCATCTGCACTCAACTGTGACATGTAGAATACAGCACAGTCATACGTCTTGGCAATCTGTCTAGCGTAGATAGCACAAGCGGCTAGGGCTTGGTCTTCTCTAGCATAACTACCTGCTACACCAAACTTGTCACCCATGTCAAGCACAAGGACATCTGGATTGTAGGATTTACATACAGATTCAACCCATGACATGTCACGTCCCCCTGCATCCTTAATCTTAATGTTCTGCATGACAGGTGCATACAGTGCCTGTGCCTTGCTCATGTTCTCTCGTACCTCACGAGCAGACATACCAGCGGCTGCAGTCAAGTATCTAGCACCAACACGGTGGGTAGGTTCTTCGTTACACAAGATGATGCACTTAGCACCCTGATGTGCAAAGCCCCCCGGTGCGGCTATGAGGCTGGCATGAAAGGATGTCTTACCAGTGTTAGGACGTGCGCCTACCTCAATCAACTGACCACCTGATACACCCTCAACTCTACGTGTTAGTGGCGATATGTTGAATGTCCACTTGGCTTCCAGTTCAGCCTTTGCCATCAATGTCTCAATACTGATGTCATCCCACTCAATTTTCATGTTGGGAATGAAGTCATCGTTGTACATCTCAAGCAGGTTACGCAGTGACTCCAGTGTATTAGCATCACCATTGACCATATCAAAGCCAATGTTGGCTACGTCTTCACCAATCACCTGACGGAATAACTTGGACAGCACCTCTTGTGCTATGTCACTACCCATCGTGTTCTCATTCTTCACAGAGGCAAACAGACTAGCGTAGGCTTGCTTCTGTGCTGTGGTTAGTGTCGGGTTGTCCGACATGAACAATGCCTCTACCTCATCAGGTGATACGGTACGGCTGTATGTGTCCATCGCCTTGTCAATGGTCTGCTTAATCTTACGCACATCCTTACTGAACAGGCGGTCAGGACACTTAGCACCACGATGGTCATCGTAGAACGACTTGTCCATTAAACTTCGTATTAGGGATAGTTCCATGTTGTTACACTCCTATGTTGGTTAGGTTATCAAAGTCTGTTGGATTACGATACTTCAAGTCATCTGTCAAGCGTAGAACACGAACATCATTTACATGACCTCTGAGTTCTTTCGCCATGCCTAATGTCTTTGGCAAAGCATCGGGGTCTAGGGCTATTATTGCTGTCGAGAACTGCGCAAGGTACTTCTTGTGTGATTCGGATAACGATGTCCCCAACACGGCGACCCCACACCAAACATCGTTCCCTACAACCGCAGCACTTACGCAGTCCTCAACAACTACCGCGACTTTACCACACCCATGAATGTATGGCAAGCCACTTTTTCCATATCGTTTCCATTTAGGTAATCTCTTTCCCAGTGAACGTCCGGTAGCGTCTACTGTTTTACCCTCATGTACGACAGGGAATACTGCACGATGCTCCTTGACATCGTACATGATGCCAACTTCTTCAGCATCAATACCGTACAACTCCATAGCCCACTCAGCCACATCAAAGTTAGCAGGTACAATGTACTCTGGTAGTTTGAATGCATCCTGAGAGGCATATTCTTCCGCACCACCGAAGCCCTTACGTATGTCTTCGACAGTCATATGAACACGAGTACCACCACTAATCCGACAGGAAGCCTTATAACAATTCCACACAAGGCTACCCATGTTGTTAGTCACAGTGAATGTATTATACCCCTTACATGCAGGACAAGTCATACGCTTTGTACTACCACTAGGTATATCTATATCACTTATAATGTTATATATATTACTCATGTATGTATCACTTTCTTTGCGGCAGTTGTATTGCTTATACCACGTGTTTTTCGTTCCGTCAATGCATAATTTGCACTGGCATAAGTATTTTTCATGTAAGGTTTGACTGACTGTGGGTTACTGTGTCCTGTAACCGACATGATTTGTGCCATACCGACACCAGCCTCAACCATTTCTGTTGTACCAGTTCTTCTTAGGTCAGACAAACGTAGTTCCTCTGGCAGTCCAGCATTACGCATGGCTTGCCGCCCAAATTTAGACAGCCTGTCAATGCTGTATGCATGGTACTCACCATTCATAGGGCGTGGACGTGGCGCAACCAACGGTTGAAAGCCAAACTCATCAGACTGCTGTGACAACATGCCACACAAATCCTCACTGATGGGCAGTGTAACTTGCGCACGTCTTTTACTCTGCTCTAAATGCAACTTGCCCTCATCAAAGTCAAGCATGTCCCATGTAAGCAGACGCATATCACCTAGCCGCTGACACCATTCATATGCCATGTGTACTATCAATCCAATACTGCGATAGTCAAAGTCACTATACGCATAGTCAAGAAATTGCCGCACATCATCTTGTGTCCACACAACCTTGCGAGGTTTAGGTGTCTTGCGTTTGATGTTAGCAAAGGGATTGATGACAGCATACTCCATCTCTATTGCGTAGCGATACACGATAGATGACACAGTACACACATGATTAGCCAGTGATATACCACGCTGTACCCATTCCTCATAGGCATGTTTAGCTTGCTTGGTAGTCACCTTATCGTATGCACTGTCACCAAATTCGTCAGTCAGTATGCCAAGGAAGTATTGATAGTCCTTCTTAGACCTGTCCCTTAACATACTGAAATCATTAGACGAATAGTACTTTTGTACTAAGTCACTTACTGTTTTCATGCCGCAATCAACTCCTTAAACACTGGCGATTCAATCCACTGGGACACCTTGTTCTCACGTTGGAACATGGACACTGCTTGTGTATCCTTACCTGTATCACGCAGGTTGAAGCCATTACGTTCATCA